CGTGCCGGAGTTCGCGTACGGGCGCCTGCGCGCGGTGACGTTCTGGACGGTACTGGAGCGCGACGGCAAGACCGTCACCCGGCACCTGGAGCGGCACGAGCCCGGCCACATCTACCACGGCCTCTACGCCGGCACCCCAACACAGCTCGGCAAGCCGATGCCGCTCACCGCCCGGCCCGAGACCGCCAGCCTCAAGGACGACGTGCCCACCGGCACCGACCTGCTCACCGCCGCGTACGTTCCCAACGTGCGCCCCGCCCGCGCGTGGCGCAACCGCCCGCAAGCCGCAGGCCTCGGGCAGTCCGACTTCGCCGGCATCGAGCCCGTGTTCGACGCCCTCGATGAGGTCTACTCCAGCTGGATGCGGGACGTGCGGTTCGGCAAGGGCCGCATCATCGTCCCCAACAGCATGCTCACCAGCAACGGGCCCGGCCAAGGTGCCAGCTTCGACATGGAGCGCAGCATCTTCACCGGGCTGGAGATGCTGCCGCGCCCGAGCGACAACGGCAAGCCCTGGGACATCGCGCAGTTCGAGATCCGCGTGGCCGAGCACCGCGACACCGCCCGTGAGCTGATGGAGGTCGCCGTCCGGCAGGCTGGCTACTCCGGTGCCAGCTTCGGCCTCGACGGCGACGGGCAGGCGGTCACCGCGACGGAGGTCAAGGCGCGCCAGACCCGCTCCCTGACCACCCGGGCGCGCAAGGCCCTGTACTGGCAGCCGGCCATGCGCAGCATCCTGCTCGCCTGGCTCGCCATCAGCGCCGCGCAGTTCCACGTGCCGGGCCTCGACCTGTCGGCCCCGCCCGACGTGGAGTTCCCGGACGGGATCACCGAGTCGCAGGAGGAGGTCGCCACCGCGCTGCAGCTGTTCAGCGCTGCCGAAGCCATGTCCACCGAGGTCAAGGTCCGTGCGATCCACCCCGAGTGGGACGACGACCAGGTGCAGGCCGAGGTCGACGCGATCCACTCGGAGCGCGACATGGGCCCGCTCGCGGACCCGGCAGCGATCGGCGAGGGCGGCCACGGGCTGCCCGGCGGTGACCCGGCTGCGGCCTGAGCGGAGGCCTGATGCCCGTCAGTCCGGCCGACACGATCGACCTCGCCCGCGCCATCAGCCGCATCTACGAGGACGCCGAGGACGCCCTGTTCGGCCTGGTCTCTCAGGCGCTCGCCGAGGGCATCGACAGCCCCCGGTGGGCCGAGGCCAAGCTGCACGCCATCGGCGACCTGCGCAGGGCCCTGGAGGACGTCACCCGGGCGCTCCAACGCGACGCCACGGGCGCAATCAGCGCCGCGGTGGAGGAGGCGTACCGGCGCGGCGGGCAGTCCGCCGTCGCTGAGCTGGGGGCGCTCGCCGAGGGCCACCGGGCGTTCGTGGCCCGGCACCTACCCGGCGCGTCCGCCGCCGACCGGTTGGCGCGCGCAGCCGTGCAGGAGCAGGGCCCGACGTGGGGCCGCATCCTCCGCGAGCCCCTGGACATCTACCGCAGCGTGGTCGCCCGCGTGGCCGCCACACCACTGCTCGGCGCTCTCACCCGCCGGCAGGCCGCCGGCCGCGTGCTCGATGGCTTCGCCGCCCGCGGCGTCACGTCGTTCACCGACACCGCCGGGCGCCGCTGGAACATGGCCAGCTACGCCGAGATGGCCATGCGGTCCGTGACCGCCCGTGCCGCGATCACCGGGCACGTGGAGCAGCTACAGGCGCTCGGGCAGCAGCTCGTCATCGTGTCGGATGCGCCGCTGGAATGCCCGTTGTGCCGCCCCTGGGAAGGGGAGGTGCTGGCCATCAACGGTGCCAGCGGCCCGCACACCCTGCGCCTGCCGCGCGCCGACGACCCCGGCACCCTGTTCCGGCGCCCCGAGACCGTCGCCGTGCACGTCGCCGGATCACTGCCCGAGGCGCGCGCCGCCGGCCTCTTCCACTGCAACTGCCGGCACAACCTGTCGGCGTTCCTGCCGGGCGTCACCGTCCGGCCCACCAACCCGCCGCATCCGCAGGGTGCGACGTACGAGGACACGCAGCGTCAGCGGTACTACGAGCGCCAGGTGCGCGCGTGGAAGCGCAGGGCTGCGGCCTCGATGACGGACGCGGACCGCCGCCGGGCGAACGCCCGGGTTCGCGCCTACCAGGCCCGCATCCGCGCCCTCGTGGACGCCCGCGGGCTCCAGCGTCAACCCGCGCGCGAGCAGCTCGGCGCGCGGTAACCCACCGCGAGGAGGCCGCCCGTGGCCAGCAAGTTCGACAAGCTCGCCGCCAAGTTGGCCGCCCGCGGCGCGACCGACCCCAAGGCGCTCGCCGCCTGGATCGGCCGCAAGAAGCTCGGCAAGGCCGCCTTCCAGGCGAAGGCCGCCGCCGGGCGCAAGAAGTAACACCGCGTAACAGCAGGCCGCCAGGCGCGGCCGTCCCCTGACGAGCACCAGGAGTGCCCGCATGTCCACACGCACACTGCCCCGCCGACGCCCCGCGCTCGCAGGCGCCGGATGGGCCCACCCGTACGCCTCGCCGTTCGTGCTGTATGCGGACGGCGGCGATCCCCAGACCCCCGCGCCGCCGACACCGGCCGCGCCTCCCGCGCCGCAGCCGCCCGCCACACCGCCGACCGGGCAGGACCCGGCCGCCGAGGTCGCACGGCTTACCAAGGAGCTGGAGGCCGCCCGCAAGGAGGCAGGCGCCGCCCGCGTCAACGCCAAGGCGACCGCCGCGGCCGAAGCCCGGGCCGAACTGCTCAAGCAGCTGTCCGGCGACGCCCCCGAGCCGCTGACCCCCGAGCAGTTGCAGCAGCAGCTCGCCGAGGCCCGCACGCAGGGCACCACCGCGACGCAGGCCGCCGCGGCCGCTGCGATCGAGCTGTCCGTGTTCCGCACGGCGCAGCGCCTCGGCGCGAACGCTGACGCCCTGCTCGACTCCCGCGCGTTCTGCGACGGCATCGACGCCCTCGATATCGACCCCAGCGACACCGCGGCGTTCACCGCCGCCGTCACGGAGAAGGTCAACGCGGCGCTGGCCGCGAACCCCGCGCTGCGCGCAGGCCCGACCGCCGGACGCTCCGGCGGCGACATGGGCGGCGGCGGAGGCAGTGGCGACGGCGCGGCCACCATCGACGCGCAGATCGCCGAGGCCACCAAGCGCCGCGACTTCGCGGCCGTCATCCGCCTGACACGGCAGAAGGCCGCACAGACCACCCCCTGATTGCTCGGCGCCCGTGCCGGGCCAACCCGTAGGAGACCCGCATGGCCGGCCAGATCACCGGTATGGGCACCACCTTCAACCTGCCGAACTACGTGGGGCCGCTGTTCGCCATCACCCCGGCCGACACCCCGTTCCTGTCCGCCATCGGCGGCCTCACCGGCGGTGGCATGACCGACGCCACCGAGTTCGAGTGGCAGTCGTACGACCTCGGCGACCCCGGGCAGAAGACCGCCCTGGAGGGGGCTGCGGCCCCGACCGCCGAGGCGATCGCCCGCGGCAACGTCCGCAACGTGCTGGAGATCCACCAGAAGAAGGTGTCGGTCTCCTACACCAAGCAGGGCGCCTCGGGGCTGCTCACCACCCCGTCCAGCGCGCCCTACCACGGCGTGCCCGGCGAGAACCCGGTCGGCAACGAGATGGACTGGCAGGTTCAGCAGCAGCTCAAGCGCATGGCGCTGGACCTGAACTGGGTCTGCATCAATGGCGTGTACCAGCTGCCGACCGACAACACCACGCCTCGCAAGACGAGGGGCATCCTCCAGGCCGTCACCACCAACCGGGTCGCGCTCGGGACCAGCGTGACCGGCCTGACGTCCTCGACCGACACGATCGCCGAGACCGGCACCGCCCTGGCCAACGGCGACGCGATCATCTTCACCGCGACCGGTGCGGCAACCAGTATCATCGCCGGCCGCATCTACTACGTGGTGTCGAAGGCCACCGACAGCTTCAAGGTCGCCACGTCCAGCGGCGGCACCGCCCTGACGCTGGGCACCGCCACCGGCATCGCCTACACCGTGCCGTCGACCAGCGCGCTGACCGCGGGCAACGTCAACGGCCTGGCGCAGATGGCGTACGACAACGGCGGCCTGTCCGAGCAGGACACTGCGGTGCTGGTCGTGAACTCCCGGCAGAAGGTCAACCTGACCACGGCCTACGCGGGCCAGTACCGGCAGGCCGACCCGCTGTCGGGCCGCAACGTCGGCGGCGTGTCGGTGGACACCGTGGTCACCGACTTCGGCACCTTCGGCGTCATGCTGGACCGGCACATGCCGCAGGACACCATCCTGCTGTGCTCCATGGAGCAGCTGCGTCCGGTGTTCCTGAACGTGCCCGGCAAGGGGACGCTGTTCTCCGAGGCGCTGGCCAAGGTCGGCGCGAGCACTGACGAGCAGCTGTACTGCGAGTTCGGCCTGGAGTACGGCAACGAGCGGGCGCACGCGGTCCTGACAGGTGCCAAGCTCTGATGGTCGCTGAGACGTACGTACGGCGGGCCGGGCAGCATGTGGCGGAACGTGTCCGCCCTGCGCTCGGCTCGCCGGATGCGCAGCGCCTCGCCGCTGCCGCGGATGACCCCGAGTCGCCGTGGCAGCGTGAGGACGTGCCCGTACCGGGCAGTGCGCCGCTGGCCGCCCGCCCCCCGCAGGCCGCACCGAAGGACGACTGGGTGTCGTGGGCGGTCGCGTGCGGCGCTGGCGAGGTCGCGGCCGACCTGATGACCAAGCAGCAGCTCATCGAGCAGTACGGACGGGGTGACGCCTGATGGCGCGCACAGCACTGGCGGTGACGGGCCCGGCTGCGGCCGGCCTGAACCTGGCGACCGCCCTGGCGGCGGTGAACCTGACGGACGGCAACAGCTTCCCGTGGGCGGCGCGCCGCTACCTGCGGGTGGTCAACGGCGACGACACCAGCCTGACGGTGACGGTGCAGACGCCCGGCACCGTGGGCACGCAGGCCCTCGCCGTCGCGGACCTGGCCGTCACCGTGGCCGCGTCCGGGGACGTGCTGATCGGTCCGCTGGGTCCGGAGTACCGGCAGGCGGACGGGTCCGTGCACGTGGACTACAGCGGCGCGGACGCGTCCGTGACCGCCACCGTGCTGGGCCTGTAGGGGGGTGGCCATGCCGAGGATCTACGCGACCGCCGACGACATGGCCGCCTACACCGGCACGACCGCGCCGGCGGACGCGGACGCTCTGCTCGCCAAGGCGTCGCGGATGCTCGACAGCAGCGTGTTCCGGCTGTGCTGGTACCAGGCCGACAGCGATGGGCTCCCTACCAACGACCTGGTGACCGCCGCGTTTCGTGACGCGGTGTGCGCGCAGGCCGCGTGGTGGGACGAGCTCGGCGACTCCACGGGCGCCATGGGCGCGGGCTGGGGCAGCGTGCAGATCGGCTCCGTCAACCTGTCGCGGTCCGTCACGAACGTGTCGGCTGACGCGTCCCCGGCGCGGCAGATCGCACCCGAGGTGTGGGACGTGCTGCGCTCCCCCGACCTCACCCCGGACATCCTGACCATCGGCCTGGTGATCTCCTGATGGGCACCATCCCGCGGTGGCTGCTGCGGCAGTCGGCCGTCATCGAGGCATGGCAGGGCGAGGGACCAGACGGCCCGTCGTTCGGCCCGCCGCAGACGGTGGAGTGCTACGTGGAGAACAAGGCGCGGGCGGCGCGTGGCACGGACGGCACGCAGGTCATGTCGTCCGCGACGCTGTTCGCCCGCCTCGGGCCGGACGCCCCCGCCCTGTCGCGTGTCACCCTGCCGGACGGGCGTGTCACGACCGTCATGCAGCCGTGGCCCGCCACTACCCACGGCCTGCCGACACCGGACCACCTCGAACTGCTGCTCGTGTGATCACCTTGCGGCTGCCCGCAAAGTGACAGGGGGTGACCGCCATGCCCGTGCGTGTGGAGACCCGATGGGAGGGCCGCAGGTTGTGGACGGACCGTGGCCGCCGCGCCGCGTCCGAAGGCCTGGCCCGCGCCCTCGAACACACCCTCGGTGAGGCCAACAAGCTGGTGCCGCTGAGGGAAGGCACGCTGGAGCGGTCCGGGAAGGTGGTGGTCAACGGGCTGAACGGCGCCATCAGCTACGACACCGTGTACGCCCTGCGCCAGCACGAAGAGCTGACGTGGCGGCACCTACCCGGCAGGCAGGCCAAATACCTCGAAACGCCCATGAACACGGAGCGGGAGACCATGCTGCAGCTGATGGCCGTGCCGCTCAGGCTGTGGGCGCGCGGTGGCTGACCTCCATGACGGCATCGCCCGGTACCTCGCCGCGCTCGGCCTGGTGACGTACGGCGGCACCGGTGGTGACGTGTTCTTCGACCTCTCGCCGGCCAGCCCGGACGCTGCGGTGACGCTGACCGTGTACGGCGGCGCCCCCGTCGACTCCCTGCTGCCCTACGACTCCCCGTCCCTGCAGGTGCGCGTGCGCGCGCCCGCGACCGACCGGGCGCAGGCCCGCACCCGGGCGCAGGCCTTGTACGGCGCGCTGCACGGCCTCGGCCCCATCACCCTCGCGGATGGCACCCGGCTGCTGCTCGCCGTGGCCAACCAGAGCCCCGGGAGCATGGGGCAGGACGACCTCGGCCGGATCGAGTACGTCGTGAATTTCTCGCTGGAGACGTACGCGCCGAGCGCGCACCGCCCGGCCTGACGGACCTACGCACCTGCGTAGGTTCACTGACCTGCCTTTTTCGGCGGTCCCCGAACCACCCCCAGCCCGCGGCCGGTCGGCCGGCGGGCCACTTCTGCATGCCCGAGGAGGGCCCACCATGACGGCCACCAAGTACGACGCGCGCGGCTTCGCGTTCGAGATCGAGGACCCGGCCAACGCCGGCACGTGGGTGGCCATCGCCCCCACCGCGATCAACACCTTCACCAAGGGCGCGGCCAACGCTGCGACCGCGGACACCACCACGTACGGGTCCGACGGCGAGTACGAGCAGCAGGTCATGCAGCGCGGCGCCACGCTCAAGCTCGCCGGGTTCCGGCTGCTCGACACGGGCACCGGCGACCTGGACCCCGGGCAGGCCCTGGTGGAGGCGCTGGCCAAGGCCAAGAGCGACGACTCCCTCGGCTCCATCCGGTTCGCCCACGAGTCGGAGACGGAGTGGGAGGTCTGGACCGCCACGGCGGAGCTGGACGACCAGGGCGGCGGCAACAACGACAAGGTGAGCTGGGGTGTCACGTTCACCAAGAGCGGCGCCGCGACCACCGCGGCGAAGAGCTGACGTGGCCACACGGAAGCAGGCCGCCGAGACGGTCGACACGAGCAGCTGGGATGCGTTCTGGGCTGAGGTGCAGGCCGAGGCCCGGGAGACCAACCCGACCGAGGTCATCCGCAAGGTCACCGTTCGCGTGCCCACGGACCTGCCCTTGATGTTCCAGCAGCGCGCCAACGAACTGCGGGACTCCACGGCCGACGACGACGTGCGCGAACTGGTCGCCCTCATCTTCGGCGAGGGCATCCTCGACCAATGGATCGCCAACGGCATGGGCGCCCACGAATTCCGGGTCGTGTGCGCGTGGGGCTACGCCAACGGCAGCGGCAAGGCCACCACGTTCCGTGAGGCGTACGACATGGTCACCGCAGCCGAGGCCGCGGGAAAAGCCCCCTCGCCGCCGCCCAACCGAGCCGCCCGCCGAGCCGCTACGAAATCGCCATCCTCCGCCACTGGAGCTTCATCGAAGCGGACTTCCAGCGGGAGTACCGCCTCGGCCCGCAAGACATCGCGCGCCTGACCCGCCGCCGCCTGAACGTGCTCATTGCCGGGCTGTCCGGCGACAGCGTGTGGCGCGCGGTGAGCCGCGACGAGCTTTCGATCATTGACGACCCGGCGGCGGCGATAGCAGCCCTGCACTCGTAGGAGGCCGCCATGTCGCTGACCGTGGGCCAGCTCGTAGCGACGGTCGACCTGGACGACAGCGGCATGATCGCCGGGCTCGCCGGGGCCGAGGCCGGGCTGCACCACCTCGGCGGCGAGGCCATCACCACCGGCGAGCTGATCCACCGCGGGCTCGAAGAGGCCGTGTCGGAGCTGCCCGAGGTCGTCGTGAACGCGAACACCGCGCATGCAGACCGGGAGATCGCCGACATTCGGGCGCGCCTGGAGGCCATGAGCCACCAGGAGATCGGCGTTGACCTCGATGCCGAGCAGGCGGTGCGGGAGGCGGAGGCGCTGCGCGGCCGGCTGGAGGCCTTGGGGGCGGCGCACCCTGAGGTGACGGTGCAGGCGCAGGTGCAGCACGCCGTAGACGCCCTGAACGCCACCCTCGCGGCGGCGGGCACGGTGGGCGCTGCGGATCCCACGGTGACGGTCGACGCCAACACGACGCAGGCCACGGCTGGCCTGGCGCACGTGGCCGCGCAGGCGGCGGCGGTGGGTGGCATGGACCCGACCGTGCATGTCCACACGGATACCTCGCAGCTGGGGTTCCTGGCCCGCGCCTTGTCGGGGCTCGGCAGCCTGTTCACGTCGGTGGGCTCGGCAGGCGTGTCGGCGTTGACGAGCGTGGCCGGCGCCGCGGGCGCGGTGGGTGCGGCGGTGCCGCTGATCGCCGGGCTGATCGGCACGCTGGAGTCCATCGTGCCCGCGGCGGCTGCCGGGGCGACGGCGGTGCTCGCGCTCGCGTCCGCCGTGGGCGCGGTCAAGCTCGGTACCAGCGGCATCGGCGGGGCGCTCAAGGCGGCGTTCGCCCCGGCGACGGGCGGCGGGGGCGCAGCGGCCAAGGCGACGAACGCTGTCGCCGACGCGCAGCGCAACCTCGCCCGTGCCACCTCCAACGCCGCCTACGCCAACCGGCAGGCCGCGCAGGGCGTCGCCAGCGCCGAGCGGGACCTGACCGCCGCACAGCACGCCGCGGTGGCCGCGCAGGCCGCCGTCAACGACGCCCGGCACCAGGCGGTACGCGACCTCCAGGACATGAACAACTCCCTGGTGGACGCCCGGTTCGCTGAGGAGGACGCGCAGAACGCGGTGGAGGACGCGGCGGCTGCGCTCGCGCAGGCGAAGCTCTTCGGCAACCCCGAGGAGATCTCCAGGGCGCAGCTGGCGTACGACGAAGCGGCGCAGAAGCTCAAGGAACAGCAGCTCACCGTCAGCCGGCTGAGCACGGACACCGCTGCGGCGAACAAGGCCGGGGTGAACGGCAGCAAGGCCGTCAAGGACGCGAAGTCCGCCGAGGCGCAGGCCGTGCAGGCGGTCGCCGACAAGACGCTGGCGCTCGCCAACGCGCAGGAGCAGCAGCAGCGCACGGCGCAGCAGGGGTTGGACCAGATCCGGCAGGCGCAGGAGGCGCTGGCGCAGGCCGGCGCGGCCGGCGGCGGTGCCGCGGGCGGCGTGGACGCGTTCGCCGCGGCCATGGCCAAACTGGCGCCCAACGCGCGCGCGTTCGTGCGTGAGGTGATCGCGCTCAAGCCCGCGTGGGACGCCATGAAGCTGGACGTGCAGCAGCGGCTCTTCGCCGGGCTCGCCGGCGCGCTCGCGGCGACGGCGGGCACGGACCTGCCGATCCTGCGGGCCGCCCTCGACAACACCGCGGGCAGCCTGAACGGCATGGCGCGCGGGGTGCTAGCCGCCGCGCAGAACCTCGGCCGCTCGGGCGTGCTCGGGCAGGCCCTGGACGGCGCCGCGGCTGGGCTCCGCAACATGACCCGCATCCCGGGCCAGGTCGTGACCGCGTTCGGCCAGGTGGCTGCCGCCGGTGCGCCGCTCTTCCAGCGGCTCACGAAGGACCTGGCGGGCCACGCCGACAGCCTCGCGGACCGCATCAGCAAGTCGTTCACGTCCGGCGGCATGGCGCAGGCCATTGACCAGGCCGCGCGCGTTCTGGGTCAGATCGGCGACGTGCTGAAGAACGTCGGCAGCATTATCGGCAGCGTTTTCAGCGCGGCCGACGCGGCGGGCGGTAGCTGGCTCGGCGTCCTGGAGCAGATCACGGGCGCGATGAAGGTCGCGTTCGCATCGCCGGGCGTGCAGGCCGCGTTGGGCGCCCTGTTCTCCACCATGCGGGTGCTCGGGGAAACCCTGGGGCCGCTGGTCGCGCAGGCGCTCGGGGCTCTGGCTCCGGTGCTGGCGACGCTGGGGCCGCCCGCGCAGGTGCTCATCAAGGCGCTCGGCGCAGCCCTCGGGCCGATCATCAAGGCCTTGGGGCCGGTGCTGCTGTCGGCGGCGCAGGCCGTCGGCAAGCTCGTGATCGCCCTCTCGCCGCTGATCGGTGTGGCCGGGGATCTGATCGCGCAGTTGCTGCCGATCCTGGTCCCGGTCCTCGATCTGCTGACGAAGGTCTTCACGGACCTGGCCGGGCCGATCAAGCAGATCGCCGTGGCGCTCGGGACCGCGCTGAAGCCGGTCATCAAGGGACTGTCCACGGTCGTGCGGGATCTGGTGGACCGGTACCTGGACGTGTTCCTTGACCTGCTCGGGGACCTGGCGCCGCTGATCCCGCAGCTGACGCCTGTGCTGATCCAGTTGGGCAAGTCGTTCGGGCAGATCCTCACGGCGGTGGCGCCGCTGCTGCCGCAGCTGGCCACGATGACGATCATGTTCGTGGCGCAGTTGCTGCCCGCGATCCTGCCGCTGGTGCCGCCCCTGTTGCAGCTGGCGA